ACAATTTTCTATTGTCTTTTTTAAAAAACCATTTACCCACTCATCTTGAGTAGGATACTTTATATAACTTTGTGTGGACTCATCGGAATACTTTTCCGTGTCGAAATAAGGTGGTGAAGTAAAACATAAATCGAGAGATGATTTGTTTGGAAGATATTCTTCACTTCCTTGTTTATATATATCAACTTTTTTGTTTATATAATCAAATTCTTTGCTCATCTGCAATAAACCTTTATAGGTCTTTGAAGATGGTTCAGTTCCTATGTAATGTTTGGTATTAGATGATGAAAGAAATCCAAGTAACCTTCCACCCCAACCACAACTCATATCCCATATCGCTCCATCTCCACCGAACTTCTCATAGATTAGTTTTGCTGCTGTAGGTCTGAAATTAGATACTGCTTGAACACCTGAATATAACTTCAAAGATTGTCGTAGTCTATTTTCGTGGAACTTGTTTCTCTCTCCGTTTGGATCTTCACCCTTGTAATGTTTCTGTTCCCAATTCCAACACTTTGTAATGACTGATTTGAATATTTTATCATCATTGAATGCCTGCATCGGTGATGTTCTTGAATGACCACATTGAACTGACCAAAAGTGTGGAAAGTATGACCAAGCTAATCTCAAACAATGCATAGTTTGGACTATCTGATTGTCTATGAATATTGTATCGACATCAAACTTTTTGAGTTTCCTCATATGTTCGTGTTTTTCATCTTCACGAATTGTGTAGTGTGGGAATCCATGACGCCTGTAATAATCGAATATGACATCTACACCATATTCTCTATCTACTACATCTATTGAATTTGTAACCCTTTCAAACTCTAAGTCTTTCTCATCTATATCAATGAACTTACCGAGAGTTTCATAATTTACTCTTGTCATTAGGGTAGATTTAGTTTTTTAATTTCCTTTGGATCTACTCCATATTTTTGGAGTATTGTTTTTAGATTTGCCTTACCCTGTTCGGTAGAATAGAATACTTCTAAATATTCATGTGCCTCTACAAGGCTTGATTCATAGTATTTTGATACTATTTCTAATAACCATTTTTCATGTTTCATCTTCTTTTTTCCTTTAACATATCTTAACCACTCTTTCTTCTTTGGAAGAACATTGGTGTATAATTTATATAAATCTTTTGGTTTCAAATTGTATCTCTGAATTTCATTTACCACATCAACATATTCCATCTTCATAGATAGAAATCTATGTATCATATAGTTAGACCACTGCTTCTTCTCTGTCTCATTTAGAGAATTCCAATAACCTTTGGTCTGTTTTTGTGTAATGTGTGTGATGTGGTCGAATAGACCTTTATTTTTCATAATAATAAATAGTCTTTTAATTTCTCAAGTTCGGAAAAATTTTCTATGTTTTGATAAGTCTCGTCTGTTTTATAACACTTGTCGGATTCCAAACATTGAGCAATTATATCATCTATTCTATTATCATCATATTTTATATCTAACTCTGATAATAATTTAAAAAAGTTTTCTCTATGATGTTTAGTATATTCATTTCTCGAATAAAATTCTTCATATTTAAATGGTATTAAATCCCTACCTATAAAAGTTTTTAAGTAATTCATCTTACACCAAATATCTTTCATACTATTCTTTACCAACTCTACATCAATACTATCGTATTTATGATCATTTTTTAAATATCTATATGAACCTATTGGTGCAATCCAATGATTGGATTGAATTGCAAGTTCTTCTGATATGACCTTTTCCCAAATGTTCTCTCGGTATAGGAATATTTTTTTAACTTGATAATTCATCAGTTCATCAATAATATTATAAAATGCTGGTTCATCGCAATTTATCTTACACCCACCATACTTGTCAAATAATTCATCTAAACACAACTTTATATCACAATCCCAAATATTTTTTGAAAACGATAGATTGAATGTTTTCCAAGTTTCTGGAGGTGCATCAAACCATACAAAATTTTTACGACTTGACATACTAAGTGCATTCATCAAATTATTTGAACCAGTTCTTTTCATAGACAATAACATAAATTTATCCATTTATAGTAATCCTATGTAACATAAAATAATCTCCGTGATGATAATCAATATCTGGTGGATTTATTTCAATTTTTTCTGTTTCAACATTCTCATATGGAATTTTATCATTACGAGTCCAATGCCATATTGTAAATTTTGTATCTTTTTTTGATATTTTATATATAAATTCTTCTACAAAATAAAAAATATTAGGATCATCAAAAGTGTCAAATAATATCCCATCATAAGTTTTCATCTTATCAATATTATCGAACCAATCCCCTTCCAATATTTTTACATTTGGTTTATCACTTGACCACTTTTTTAAATTTAAGATTATATCATCATTTATTTCACATATAGTATGTGAATTAATATTATGTTGTTGAATAAAATTTGATGCTATACCCATCCCAAATCCAACCTCTAATATATCTCCACCATTTGAACACACCCACTCGGCCATCTTTTTCATTATCGGTGTTTCCCACGAATGCATTACTATTCTACCATCTGGTAACTTTATTGAATCATCATCAAATATGTACTTCATAACCACACCGTGTAAACAATCTCTTACTTATTTCATTCCACTCGTCTATCTGAGACCACACGTAATCTAATTGTCTTAATTTTGCTGCAGTAATAATATAACTAATTAATCCAAATCCATAACCTTGATTCCTTGAATCTTTCTGAACATAAAGATTTGATCCTTCTTTAGTCTCATAGTTCAACCAAAACCAACCTTGTATCCTATTCTTTATCTCAATTACAGAAAATAACCAACCATCTTCCAACCTTTGTTTTGCATCTTCTACACTCCACATTTTATCCCAATTTAGTTCATCTTGAAAAATGTCTATTGCAAGTTGAAGTTTATGTTCATCTACTTCTTTCCAATTTGTAATATCTTTTGATGTTGGATAAAATTGATAGTTGTCTAAATACCTACGATACTCAATCATTAAATAAAAAGTCCTCTGCACTCTTTAAAGTCTCTTCTTCACCAAGTGATGGTAATCCTAAATTTGGTCTTTTATCATATTTATAGTCACTATATTCACCATCCCTACGAACATAGTGTATAAATAATTGTATACATTCATATCCATCATATGGAAGTCTCCAATGACTCATTTTAGTTCCCTCATAAAAACACATATCACCAGGTTTTAATACAACACCCTTTGACTTTTCGTTTCTCATAGATTTCTCTACCCCAATATGATCTGTGTAATCACCATATTTCTCAAAATCATATTTTTGCAAAAATATTGGCCAAATTTTATCATATTTTATAGGTAGTGTTGCACTAAATTCACAGGATGGTCTATCAATATGTGGTCTAAGTTCATCTCCACTATTATAAATTCTCATAAATGTATAACAAGGATAAAGTTCTTCCCCAACTATTTCTTCTGCAATTGGTAATGTCCACTTTAATATAGCATCATTCAATGGATCACCATACATATTTATTGTATGATTAACTTGTTGATTTGTATCCCAAGAAAACTCATTATTTGCTATTTTTATTTTATAATACTCGTGTATGATTTCACAAGTTTCTTTAGATAAAACTTTTTTTCTTACTCCATAACCATTTTCATTAAACATTCTAACTCCAAGTCGGTATACCCGATTCCATATCAGCGGATGAAGATGGAATGTAAAAACTTTCCTTTAATGTTCCATCAATATAATGCCTAAATTTTAAAAAATTACCATGTCCAGGTACTGCAGTATATTCAGTATCTTGGAGACGAAAATCATAAACTCCATCAAATAAACTTTCACTTATCGGAATATCATTACATATTCGAGTTTTTAAACTACCAGTCAATGATGCACTAATTGGAGCCCAAGTATTAGGTATATCATCCCATCCTTGCCAAGTTACATTAAATGGTACAAATAATAATGTAGGTTTAGAATCTGTAATTTCGAGAAATCTATCCCCGACACTTCCTGTTATCTGATTACTACCAGATTCATTAAAAGAATCTATATTCCAAAAATTTTCATCATCTGGAATAGGTAAATTTGCTATTACCGTTCCACCTATTGTTAAAGTTTTTGACATAACTTATATTTAGGCCCCGGCATCAAACAAAATATCACCATTATTTCCGTGATTATACCACTCATCAAATTGTTCTGCAATTTCTTGCTTTGATAATTGTACATTATATATTGCATAATGTGATATTGTACAATTAGAATTATAATTAATTTGACTTGGGCCCGAAAGAGCATAATTTCCACCACCAACTCCAATATCAGTACTTGGACTTCTTGGATTTGCCTGTGGAGTTGGAATGTTTGAATACCAAGCAAAATATGGTACAGATCCTGTTTTCCTATCGAAACCTGCACTTAAATAAGGCGAAGATTGATCACTCTTTACCCAAATACATCTATGTTTAGCAATATCTGCTCTTCCACCTGGATAGAATTCAAGACCTGGATACATATCCGTAACTGATGGTGCAGATAGGTAGGAGCCTGCAGTATACAACCTCAATTTACCTGTTGGTCCAGGGCCGTATGTCCAATTGGCTCCGGGCCCAATGTCATGAAATCTATTCATAGCTGGTGCTGAAGGGTTAATACCGGTATGTAAACCATCATTGGAAGTTCCAGTATAGGTTATAGCCACAGACATAATCGAAGTCATAACTACTTGTGAATTATACAAAGTCTGCGTATGATATGGATTACCTGGTTGTTTTTCTGCACCATATGTATGGTCCTCTGGTACTATAAGGCTGTTAAATCCAGGAAATCCTGGAACTGGCATCTTACCATTCCCCATTATCGATTCAGTATTAGTTGTACTCGGTTTGACAAGAAGGTCCATATCCAACCTCGAACTCAAATCAAACCATGTTCCTATTTGACCAGGTGTAGAATTTGGTAAACTCGTTGTATTACCAGCATCCCAATGACCTATTAACTCTGGTCCATTTATCAAAGGATAAGCACTTGGACCATTATGAACATGCATTCTATTCATAAAATAATTTTCTGTTGGCATTATGGTATAGATATCCCAATGTGACCTTTTACCAATCATCTCTCTCATAGAGACTATTTTACACGCAACCATATCACCATATAATTCACCTGTAAATTTCATATCATCTCTTTTTGGAGTCAAACACACCATACCAGGTCGTAACTTCATTACTTCCATATTTTTAATATCTTTGGTCAAATCGGGTCGATATGAAGCCCAACCAAAAGTAGGTCTTGATTTTTCAACTCTTGACTCATTATGAGTTCCAAATGGTTCTCTACCGTCTATCCTATCCTTACGAATATCTGGATCCATTGAATTTATTACTTTTAGTGGTTTTTCAAATAAAAATTCACTTTGGAAGAATGTACCTTGTAATTCAAATGTTATCTCGACAACCCTATCTGGCATTTTTTGGTCTTGAACTCCATTCATAATACCATCTACAGCACCCTGTTCGTCAAACGATAAAACAGAATCTTGATTTTCTGGATTATATATAAGTTGATGTTTGGGACCCAATACAAAATTATCAGATTTAGAACTAACTTGTAACCCATCAATACCAAAAACATTATGTTCTGTCTTAATATATCTCGTTCTAACGGATTCTCGTATTATTTCTTTTAATTCTACTTTAACTGAACAATTATCAACAAGTAGTTCATCCCCAACTTCTAAACTCCAAGCCGGTCTAAATTGACCATCTGAACAAAGAATAGATGCAGAATGACATATTTTATATTTATTATTTATTTGAACATATTTGTGATGAATAGAATTACTACTATTTTCAATTTCAACAACTCTACCACCTTTCTTCAAAATAGAATCAGTATTTAACTCTAACGCTTTAACTATATTTCCATCTTTCAACTCTATTTTGCTTTCAGTTAAAACATTTCCCTTAGAAACTCTTGCAAGTTTTAATTGATTATCACCTTCAGGTAAATAATCCCAAAATTGGGTATATATATTTGGAGTTAAATGAAAATTTGTTTTCTTAAATATCATTATGTAATCTTTAATTTCTACACAAAAACCCGTTTCTTTATCTATATCTGATTCTATAAAACTCTCTACATAATCGAACTCTTTTAATCTTTTTTCGAAATCCTTTTCATTATCAAACTTATAAATACCTATACCATTTTTCTTATCAACTTTTCGTTTTTTAAAAACAAACCACTTGTCCTTTTCAAAGATGGATTTCCCTTCACCATAATATTTTGGATGATTTTCATATAACCCTACACTATCAACAAATCTATTCCATGCCCTCTTATCTGCAGCCATTCTATCAACGAGACAATTTTTATCCCAGGCAATTCTTAATATAAAATCTTCTTGGTTATTATATTTAAAATCCCAAATATTACTAATATCATTCACAACTTGAAATTTTACGGTGGGTTTGTATAAATCTCGATGTATTTTATCTACTTGTTTCTCTAATTCTTTATACCATTTTGAATCATTAAAATCTTTTTGTGTTTCTTCTACCAATACAATTATGTTTCTATATTCCCAATTACTTATAACTCTACATAATCGTTTGAAATCAGTCCATTCTACTAAATCGTCATCAAATGCACTATTTGTATTTATTTCAAGTGAATATAAACCAAAATTAGATGGTATTATATCAAGCACAAAAATAAACCCCTCATTCCTCTTTAACTTTTGGATGAAGGGATTAAGCTCGTTTGTTAATGCAGCTGATTTATTATAAATCGTATCCTTATGAGATAGTTTATCAAATAATTGTTTTTTCATACAAATAAATATCGTTTAAACAGAAATTCTATCTAAAAGGTTTGCCGTGCGTCCACAAGACAAGTGATCTTCTTTCACCTTTAGTAACGGGAGTTACTGCATGTCGTAAAAATGATGGAAAAAATATAACCGTACCTTTAGTTTTTGGATATAACATTTCATTGTCATCAATACCAATGTAATCTTGGAATAAAACATCACCACCCTCATAGTCATCTGGATCTGATAATAAAACACTCAAACTTATTTTTCTATAAGATGATGGTGCATTTCCACCACAATCCACATGAAAATCATATTTACCCTTTTCAGATGATTTGTACCTCAAGTATATTGCTGGTTCTAACATGGCCAAAAGGTCAAAATTCCAAGTTTGTTCATTTACATCCCAAATTAAATCTTGTAACTTTGAATATATCCACGAAAAATCATTATCAAATGGCAATGCTCTTTCCCATGCCAATCTTTCTGAATCTTCATCGGCACTACCAAAGTTTGAATCACCATGAGTTAATGCCTGTGTTTCTGGTAAATTCTCCATCTGTTTTTCAAGTCTCTTTAACTCAATTTCTCCAAATGCTGCCTCTATAGCAAAAGGACGATAATCTGCTCCTTTTGACGATGTTATAGTTCTTAATGCTAATCCTGGATTTGCTATCATATTAAACTCCTATTATATTAATTTTTTAAATTTTTTATTTTTTGTTAGTTCCAAGTCCAAACTATATACAGTATCCACATCACAATCAAAATCTATACTCGATGGTAAAATTAACACATCTCTCTTTTTCACTACCATTTCAAATGATGATGATGATAAAAAATCATTTTTTTCATCAATCCACTTAAAATTTACTTCCGTATTATCTTTTAAAAATATTAAAACTTTAGTATTATTAGATTTAGAATTTAACTTGTAATATAAGTCTGATTTTATATTCTGATTGAGTGATAAAAAACATCCTATTTGTTCTTCCAATAAAGATATAAACTCTTCATTATCTACTGGACTATCAGTTTCTTGTAAAATCTGATATAATAAATGATTATCAGTAGTATAAAGTAAGAGTGGACCTAATACATTTATAATATTATATTTAATCAACTTTGCCCTCCATGCGAAATGGGTTTAAATTCTTTTTTAGCATTATATTTCCTGCCACTACATACCTACTACCATCAAACACTTTAGATGGAACTGAATGTCTAACCCAACCTGGAAAAATAACTAATAAACCTCGTTTTGGATATATTTTCGTGTCTTGTACCAATAATGGTGGAAATTCTTTGCCCTCATTTAAATAAATACTAAATGACCATTCACTATTTCCATGATCGTGTTCTTTTGCATATTCTTCAGATTCATATTTAGCTCCCCACATATCTGAAAGAACCCAATTTAATGGTAGCACTTCAAATAAAGATTTTATAATCTTTACAAACTCACTCATTCTTTTATCACCTTTCCAGGACCGATAACCAGTCATATCACATTTAAGATTTGTTTGATGATACTCTTCATCACCTCTGTCATCAATCATCTCAATTAAAGTATCAAGTATAGTATCATCTTTAATCTGATACTGATGGATATTGGGCGGATTAGTTCTTGAATGCCAACTCATATCCTTTGTTAAATGTTTTATCATATTAATATGTATTATGTAATATTAAATTCTTTACATCACTACATAAAACTATAACTCTCATCTTTTCCTCAATTTTATTATCTTTATAATATTCTTCCCAATCACTCTTCTTTATAAATTCTTCAAATAAAAGTTGGTTGGATGCAAATTTATCTATCTTACTATCTATATCATATGAATACCTTAAAATAAAAACATAATCTGGAATATCAAATTCAGGAATTTCAGATGGCCATATATTTACTACATACTCGTCATAATCAATCTCATTAGACTTTAATGTCTCTTTTAATTTGTCTGTCCATTCTGGAGATGGATTATATTCATATGAAATATTTCTCAACCCCAATACAAAAGTAAAATTATTCTTATTTAAAAATTCTACAAGGACATCAAATTTAAAATTTTCACACTCTAATTCTTGTAAATCAATATTCGTATTTATTTCAGTTAAATAATCATCTCTCCAATCAAAGGCAACAAGAGTTCCACAATTTTTATTAGCCTCTGTTAAATAACCATTTGATACCCAATAATTTGCAATATCTAATGATACATCTTCTATTTTTCTACCGTTTTCCACTCCACCTTTTCCCATTTATCATTAGATGTCAATTTAAATGCCCCAACAAATATCTGATTCCATTGGTTAGGTTCTATTAGACTTAACCATAAATGTCCTTGTTCATGCTGATATAAATAATAAGTATGTCCTACAACAGGTTGGAAACTATACTTGGCATCATAAACAAGCTTATTCCACTCATACTCTTTCATCAACTTAATGTATTCTTCTTTTATCTCATTATACCGTGTTTCAAAATAATGATTAGTTGATACTATTCTCTGTGATTTCCAAGAACTAACATCCGTTGGTTTTATTGACGGGGCTCCAACATTACTTCCATAAGGTAGTATACCTGGATTATCTGCAACATTATCTGGTTTTTTCTTGCCCATTATCCCATAAGGTCTGGTCGTGAAAGTGCATCTTCTTTTGGTTTATTTACTTCTTCTTCCAAACCAAGTCCAGCCCCATCTATAAACATCTTTGGAACTTTACCACAATTACCACAACTATAAACCTGAACTGGTACAAGTGCTTCTTGTCCTGTTGGTGACATAATTGGTGAAATTCTCTTAATCACGTGTGCTGTAATGAAAAGATAATTTCCACAATCATCACACTTTATAGTCTCTGCTTTTTTCAAATCCACTTGAACTTCTGTTTGTGGTTGTGCCCCTACTGGAGGCCGGTTTTTTCTTTTAGCCATTTTATTCTCCTTAAATTATTTCGTCAATTAATCCATACTCTAAACAAGTTTTTGCATCCCATAATAAATCATGTTTTAATATTTCATCTAATTTTTTCATAGGTAATTTAGTGTATTTCTTATATACATCTTTAATAGTTCTCATCATTAAATCCATGTTCTGTTTTTCATCTTCAAACTCTGAATACTTCCCCCAAAACTGAGAAGATAATTGATGAATTAACATATATGAATTTCTACTCATAAATCTATAACTTCCAACTACTGAAAGAAATGTGGCTGCACTTGCTGCAAATCCATCTACATAAGTATGGACTGGAACTTTTGTTCTTAGTATAGTATCCATTGATGAAATACCCGCAGTGATTGAACCACCACCTGAATTTATCAATAGTTTAAGTGTAGGTGGGTCTATATCTAAAGTATTTGCTAATGTCAAACTCTTGGATTCTATCTCACCTATCTTTTTATTTAATTCTGCTGCACTTTCCCTATTCACTCCAGCATAATAATAAATCTTGTTCTCATGAACTGCTATATGTTTTTCTGGTTTAACACCATTTGGTTGTGCACCTTTTTTAGCAGGTGGTTTTTTTTCACCCCAATATTTCTCATTCATTATTTTATAACTCCTAATAATTCTATTATCATAGCCATAGCATTGATTTCTTTATCAACTACCTGACCATCACTTAATTCATACTTCGCTATCACCAAAATACATTCGGCAATATGTCCTTTACCATAACCATCAACTTCATCATATAGTAATCTAAACAAATCTGCATAATCCTTGACTTGACTATCCGCCATTAATTTACGAATGTTCCCAAATGCACTTTTTCTATCTTGTGTCTTTAATATTTCTAATAACTTTAACTTATAATCATTCTCTACAATACTCTGTTTATCTATTGTCAATTTCCCATCAATAGATTGTCGTTGTGCAGAATTGATAACTCGTCTTATATCGGGATATCCACTATTCACTAAAAGTGCAATATCACTAACTTCACTTTCTACATTCTCATTTGTCAATATATTACTAATATGAATTGCAACTTGTTTTCTATCTGGTGGAATAACTTGAAATGATTGACACCGAGACTGTATCGGATCAATTATTCTCTCCACGAAATTACAAGTTAGAATGAACCTACAATGTTTACTAAATGTTTCCATCAAGTTACGAAGTGCGGCTTGGGCATTGGGTGTAATGTAATCACACTCGTCCAAAATAATCACCTTGTAATCCTTGAAACCCATCGTAGATGCAAAACTCTTAACCTTTGTCCTAACAGTATCTACATTGTTCTCGTCTGATGCGTTAATATAAAGATAATCACATTCTATATTATTAACGAGTAGTTTTGCGAGAGTGGTCTTACCTGTACCAGCCTTTCCGTATAGTAAAAGATGTGGTAAGTCGCCACTCTCCAAATAAACCTTGACTTTACTTTTTAATTGGTCATTACCAATGTAAGTGTCAAGATTAGAGGGCCGATATTTTTCTACCCATAGGGTATGTTCAGTTTTCATATAACCTCTTATTTATAAAATTATCTCTTTTTTTAGTACACCGCTATCATGATATATTTTTGCACTACCAACAGGGTTTCCAAAATCAAATTCACATTCTAATTCTTTTTTTCCATTGTGATACCAAAATGTCCATTTACCTTCCATCATACCATATAACATATTACCTTTTGCTCTTTCTTTACTATTTAAATGATAATCAATGTATTCTCCATGAAGTTTACCATCTTCCCAAGTTTCATCTCTATTACTCTTAACTGCCAAATCTTTGTATTGATGATAAAATTTCAATTTTCCATGTTTTTTGCCATTTTTATAGTAAACAATAGACATCTTATCTCCATTATCATAAAACCCCTTTTCTACACCATCTTTTTTACCATTCTTCATTTCACAAATCAAATTTAATTGTCCATTCTCATGAAACCACTTCCAAACATTACCTTCCTTATGTGGGGCCCGATTATTATACAATCTTTTATTTTCTATTTCTCGTTTTAACTCAACTATCAATTGTTGCTCTAAATCTGGATTTTCATCTCTCCATTTTAAATACTCTTTATACCGTGAATCAAATGATAAAATAACTTTTCCATCAATCTCTATTGCAGTTTCATTAAATGGAATTTTTTTATACTTCACTATGTTTTAATCCGTCTAAATAACTACTAAATTCTTCTTCAAAATCTGGTGATGACATTTTATTTTCTGAAAATCCACCTTTGAGATGAGTTAAGAAAGGTTTATCCTTGTAATCATATATGTGTAAAGTATCTTTAGTCTCCCAATTAGGATTATCATGATAAGGACCCAAATGTAAATACTTTAAATCATTATAAAGACAATAGATAGTTGCACCATGATTGGTATCACCATAATACCAGTCTATATTATAATTATCAAAAAACTTTCTCTTAGTTAAGAAAAAATACGCATCTGCAAACCCA